AAAAAATAAATTATTTGTAGGAAAGATTGGTGGTTTAAGTGCTACTCAAAGTAAAAAAATAGGAATACCATATTATAAGGATCATAGTTATTCTGCAGCACAAGATATAATTTTTGAATATTTCCCAGCGAAGCATCATGCTGATACACAATGGCTACAGAATTTTTATAAACAACAAAGTAAAGTATTTGATACGAGTACAAAAATTGGTAAATCACAACTTGGTGGTGATGCATCTAAATTCGATCATTATGATAGATCGACTTCAGGTGCCTTTATGGAATGGATTAGTAAACTAGTAGGAACGAGAGCAGGTATTTCTAAAAAGGATACATGGAATCCAGCTGATGTATGGTTAGTTAATGATTATGAACAAGTTAAAAAAGACATTGAAGGTGCATTAGGACAAGTAAATATTGGAAGTAAAAAAGTTTTGATTCATATGTTAAATAATATAATGGTTACCTTGATGAGGCAACAAAGTAATTCTCAGAGTCCTAGTGTGGTTGGTATTTCATTAAAAAAGATTTCTGGAAAAGCTGCATTGTGGGAAGTTGTAAATTTAGATCCGAAAGCTCATAGAATGTTTATACCGGGTAAAGGAGCTAATGTATATCAATTTAATAAATCTCATACGCGATCTAAATGTTCACTTAATGTTGAAACTGGTAATTATTTAGTTCAAGGTGGTGCGGCAGAAAAAACATGGAAAGGAAAGTTATCAAAATTTTCACAATCTAAGTCATGGAAAAATAATATAGATAAGTTAGCTAAAACAAAAAAAATAAAAAATTTAGATTATAATATTTTGGCATTTGGAACAATGGAAGCATCAATGATAATTTCTGAAGATGGCAAAGATTGGTTTGAGTTGCCTTTAAAATCTAGTAGTACAAGTTCTAATAAACCACAAAATTTAAAGTTTGAACCAAAACCATTAGCAGCACCTGGTGCTCGTGCAGGTAGAGCTCAAGCAGATGAAGTAAGAGAGTTGTTTGTAAAACTAGGAGCTCCGTTTGCAAATGATGCTACTAAATATCCAGCCGATTCAAAGGCATGGAAAAAAGCTGCACCAGATTATGAAAGAATGGTAGATAGAATTTCGGGAAAATTTATTGATTGTGGTGGTGTTAATGGAAAAACTTTTATTAATACTGTTACACGCATGTTTTTGCAAGTTGATTTATTGGATTTTGAAAAACGAATAGATATGGGATTTACAGCATGGAACAAAAAACAGAAAGAGGAGTTATCTCCTCCAAGTGAAGATGATGGTGATAAAAAAGGTGAGCGTAAAGATACATCGGATAGATTAAGATATAATATTGTATCCAAATTAATGCAAGTAGATTGTTTAGATAAATTAAGGAAATTGAAGGACAAGAAAAGTCCAAAAAATAAAGATATAACTCACTTAGATATATGGGTAACTTATGTTTGTTTTATGGCACAGAAAAAGGGAAAGGGGTTCGGCCCATTTGGAAAATTATACTAAAACTATTATAAATATATGAGGAGATATTATGGCTCAACAAGTAGTTAAAAACAAGAGAGAAAAGATTAAAAAAGTTACTTCTATTGGACATTCTACTAGAAGTATGCCAAAGAATAAGAAGAAAAAAGTAAGCTGGAAAAGATATAAAGGACAAGGGAAAAGAAGATAATTAATATAAGTAATATCTTGATCCCTAACCAAACCTACAATACATTATAACACACAGAAAATAGTAATACAAGGAACAAGTTATGGCAGCAATATATACAAAGGGACTTTCTACACATAACAGACAATGGGCTGATCTGGATTTGGATTTTGTTGCTCATCCTATAACAAAAGACATTGTACGAAAGACAAATGTAGAGGCTGTTAAACGAGCTGTTAAGAATCTCATATTGACAAACAAGTATGATAAACCATTCCATCCTGAAGTTGATGGAGGAGTAACTAGACATTTGTTTGGCCTGGCTACTGCTCATACGAAATATGATATTCAATTAGCTGTAGAATTATGTTTAGCAAACTATGAACCAAGAGTTGTGGTAGATGATATTGTTGTTGGTGGAGATATAGATAAAAATGGTTTTGATGTTTCAATTTTTTTCCATGTAGTCAATTCACCAGAGCCCATAGAAATTTCATTGTTTTTGGAGAGGTTACGATAAATGGCAAGCAATAAATTAACAATAACAGATTTAGAATTTGATGGTATCAAGTCAAATTTAAAATCATATTTATCAGCACAAAGTCAATTTGCTGATTATGATTTTACTGGAAGTGGTATGGATGTTTTGTTAGATGTCTTAGCATACAATACTCACTATATGGGATACTATGCAAACATGGCAGTCAATGAAATGTTTATAGATTCTGCTTCACTTAGAGAATCAGTAGTTTCTCATGCAAAACATTTGAATGTTATACCAACATCAGTCACTGCTTCTACTGCATACTTGGATATGACTTTTACTCCAAGTGGTTCTCCCACATCTTTATCAATTGCAAAAAATACAAGATTTACTACTAGTATTAGTGCAACAAGTTATACGTTTACAACAACAGCCAACAAAACAATTTATCCGATTGCTGGTGCCTATTCAGTTACTAATTTACCGATCAGAGAAGGAACAATTGTTAATAAAAAATATACTGTCAACTTAGCTGATACAACACAAAGATTTGTTGTGCCAAATAGAAATGTTGATATTTCTACTATTACAGTTCAAGTTCAAAATTCATCATCAGATACAGCAGTAACTACTTGGACAAATGCTAATGCATTAGATGTTACAACAATAGCATCTACACAAAAAGTTTTTTGGATACAAGAAGTGGAAGAACAAAAATACGAAATTTTATTTGGTGATGGTTCAGTTGGAGCTCAGTTAGCTGATGCTAATATTATTTTTATTGAGTATTTAGTTACAAGTGGTTTAGCCGCAAATAAGGCAAGTTCATTTACGGCTGTCGGAACAGTTGCTGGTTTATCATCAGCTAACTATACATTGACAGTTGCTAGTGCAGCTTCAGGTGGGGCAGAGATTGAATCTGTTGCTTCAATAAAAACAAATGCACCAAAATTATATCAAGCACAAAAACGTGCAACAACTAAAGAAGATTATAAAGCTATCTTGCTTGGTGAGAGAAGTGATATAGAATCTATTACGGTATATGGTGGTGAGGATGCAAGTCCCGCAGTATATGGTAAAGTTTATATAGCAGTTAAACCAAAAGGCAATACAGCATTTAGTGCAGCTACTAAAGATGCAATCAAAACATCTATATTGAAAAAGACTAATGTAGTTACTGTAACACCAGAAATTATTGATCCTATTTTTTATTATCTCTTAATTGACACGACTATTAATTATGATCCTGTTACTTTGTTGACGAATGAAGATACTTTAAAATCTCTAATAAGTTCAACTATTACAAATTACTTCTCAACGAGTTTGCAAAAGTTTGATAATAAGTTTAGATATTCTAAGTTAGCAGGAGTAATAGATGATACGAATAGTTCTATACGCAATAGTAAAACATCTATTAGATATCAGATGCAAATTGCTCCAACAACTTTAGCAGTAGCTGCGACATATACTATGGAATTTAATACGACACTAACTAAGGGAACACTTACCAGCACTGCCTTTACGGCGAGTGATGGATTTACATATACATTGATTGATGATAGTCTTGGTAATGTTAAATTAGTTAGATCAACTTATACTAGTTCAACAGATAGTGTTGCTATAGATATTCCAACAACGTATATGACTTTACCTTCTGGTTCTCAGAATCTTGGTACTATAGATTATACTACTGGTAAAGTTGTTTTAAATAGTTTTACTCCTTATACTATTTCAGATGGAAAAACATATATCAAGATGACTGTAACACCTGGAACTAACAATCAGGATATTACTCCATTAAGAGAACAAATAATAACAACTGATTCGACTGACACAGCTGCAATTAATATTACAATGGTCGCGGAAACGATAATCTAATATGGCAAGTAATCCAAACACCCCAATACATCCTTCGTTTGATGAACGAATATCTGTTCGTGTAGAAGGACAATTACCAGATTTTGTAAAACAGGATCATGCTACGTTTGTAGCTTTCTTGGAAGCATACTATGAGTATCTGGAACAAACTGGAAAACCATATGAGATTATTGGTAATCTTCCAAATTATTTTAATGTTGATAAAACAGTTGATGATTTCTTACAGTATTTTAAAACACAATTTGGTAAGGATATTCCAGAGGCTGTATTTGCTAATTCAAATAAACCTCATGTAATAAAACGACTCCGTGATTTCTATCGTGCAAAAGGTAGTGAGAAATCTTTTCAGTTTTTATTTCGTTTATTGTATCAAGAAGAAATTGAATTTTATTATCCATCTGTTGATATGCTTCGTATATCAGATGGAAGATATACTAGAGATAAAATTTTAAGATGTATTGACACTAGTGGTAGTTCAGCTATATTTGATTTTACTGGACAAGAAATTACTGGTGGAACTTCTGGTGCTACTGGAATTGTTGAGTTAGTATTGAATGAACAAATAGGAGCCTTTGTTGTTTCTACTATTTATCTTTCTAAAGTTGTTGGAACATTTATTGACAACGAAACTGTTACAGACGGAACAAATACGTTTACTCTGGATAGTATGGTAACAGGATATACAATAACAAATTCTGGCAATGGTTATAGTGTAGATGACAATATTGCAGTAACAGGTGGTGGAGCAGGTGCTGTCGGGGCACAGTTTATGGTTTCATCATTAACAACTGGAAGTATGACTACAGCAACTATTGTATCTGGTGGAACTGGTTATGTTGTTGGTGATAAACTTACAATTAACAATACAGATAAATTAGAAATTGATGGAAGAACTTGTAGTGTACTTGTTAAAACTGTAGATGGTTCTGGTGTAATTACTGCTTTGGAGTTTGAACATAATGGATATGGATATAAAGCAACACCAACTATTTCTGGAGGAGGAAGTGGAACAGGAGCTAGTGTTACATTAAGTGGGTCTGGTATTGGTGGAATTAAAACTTTGAAAATAGTAAATGGTGGTTTTCATTATCAATCAATACCAACTTTAAATTTTGCTTCTAAAGGAGATGGCACAGCAACGGGTGTAGCAACAATTGGTAGTTACGAAGATGAAGCAAATACAAGATGGGTTGGTGATGATGGATTTATTTCTGCTGCTAACTATATTCAAGATAGTATATATTATCAAGCATTTTCTTATGAGATTAAAGCTGGTAATACAATTGACAAGTGGAGAGATTATGTCAAACGAATAGTGCATCCTTCTGGGCTTGCATTATTTGGTAGAACATTAATTACGGGATTACTCGAAACAGGAATAAAACTTTCTATTCCTCCACAACACAAATGGCCATATACTATTGTTTGGCATGATGGAGATATTGAGCCACCAGTACGACTCAATCTACAATTACAACAGACAAATCCAGAATGGCCAGATGGAGGTCCGTGGCCACACAATGGACAAGCTTTTGGTTCACAGATGGGACTCGGACATTCTGATTGGCATATTGTTGAAATAGATTTACCTATTATTCTTTTAAGTATAGCAGATAGTAATGATTGGTTATATGTTCAGATGGGACTTACCATGCCATCTGAGAATTGGAGTACCATTACAGATTTAAGTATTTCGTCATATGAAGATTGGGGACAGATTTCAAGTGGTATTGGAGGGGCATTACAATTAGGTCCTATGCGCCGTCAAGTAGACAGATTGAAATTTGCAAAACAGGCTGGATATAGTACATTAAAAACAGACTTGGGTAGTAATGCATATACGATTGAATTTTTTAAGAACGAACAGATTTCCAAATATGTTACAACACAGAACGAAAAAACGAGATATGTGATGAATAGTCACATAAGTATTGTATAAATATTATAAATATAAGAAATTAAACAAGAGGATTTGAGTTATGCCAGCAATTATAACAAATGCATTTAGAACTTATAACGCAGATAATTTTATTGGGTCATTTGCGACTAATAAGATGTATCTAATGATTGGAAAGGCTGATAGTTGGTCTGGTGTAAGTGCTGGACAATATACTGAAGGCTCCCCATCTGATACAGCAATCCCAACACCTATAGATACAACTGTAGCACCTTTTATTCATCATAATGATATGATAGCTGCAAAATTAATTAATACCTCAGATGTATCTCATGTTGTTAAAAGAACTGATTGGACATCAGGAACTGTTTATACAGAATACAATCATCTTCAAGATGACCAGATTGACCAAACATTTTTTGTAATGACAGATCAATATAATATTTACAAGTGTATCAGTAATTATGGTGGACTTGCTTCTACAGTCAAACCTACTGGACAATCTGCATCAATTATAGAAACATCAGATAACTATCGTTGGAAATTTATGTATGAAGTCCAACAGGCAGATGTATTGAAATATGTAACGACAGATTGGATTCCAATTAAGTATTTGACATCAAATGATGGTACAGCACAATGGACTGTTCAGCAAGCAGCTGTTGATGGAGCATTGGAACATATAGATGTAACTGCTGGTGGAACTGGATATACAAATACTCATACAGGTACGGCACAAGCTGGTGCGGCAACTACAATTACTCTTGCAGCTACAGCATCTGTAACAGATGATGTTTATAATAGTATGACAGTTTATATTTCTTCAGGAACTGGAAGTGGACAGATTAAAGTTATTACTGACTATGTTGGTTCTACAAAAGTAGCAACTGTTTCTGCATGGACAACACAACCAGATACTACAAGTGTTTATGAAATAATGCCAGCAGTAGCAATTACGACAACAGAAGGTACTGGTGCAGCTGCAAGATGTTCAAGTGTAGTTGGTGGTATCATTAAGAAAATTGCTATGACAGCAGTTGGTACTGGTTATCGTTCTGGCACAGCAACTCTTACTGGTGGTGGTGGAACAGGATGTACACTTGAACCACGAATCGGTCCCAAGAATGGACACGGTAAAAATCCAAAGACAGAACTTGGTGGAGCATACGTTATGATGAATGTTCGTTTAGTTGGAACAGAGGGTGGTGATTTTGTTGTAGGAGATGATTTTAGAAAAGTAGTTTTGATTGCAAACCCAAATGTATCTGGCTCTGCCGCAACAGCAAGTACATACTCTGGTGCTGAAATGGATGATGATAGTGGAGAACAAATTTATGTAGAATATCGAGCTCCCATCAATCGTGCATCTGACCAAACAGAGGATGTTAAGCTAGTAGTTGAATTTTAATAAAGGTAATAATACATGACGACCAATATAAATTTAAATCTTAATCAGAGTCCTTACTTTGATGATTATGATGAAACTAAAGATTTTCATCAAGTCCTCTATAAACCTGCTGTAGCTGTTCAGGCAAGAGAACTTACCCAAGAACAAACAATAATAAGAAATCAACTCAAACGATTTGGCGATCATATATTTGCAAATGGTAGTCGAGTATCTGGTGGTGAATTGCACGTTGATACAGATTATAATTATGTAAAGTTGCAAGCTAATTATAATGGTGTTGCAATTACTGTTGCTGACTTTAATGGTAAAACAATTATTGGTAGTCAATCTGGAACGATAGCAAGAGTTGTTAATACTTCTGCTGTTGATGCAACAACTGGTAATCCAGATACTATATGGGTTAAGTATCTTACGGGTGGTGGACTCACACAAAATGTTCAAGGTATTACTGTAACTAATGCAGGAACAGGATATACTACTACACCGACAGTTACTCTTACAGGTGGTGGTGGTGTTGATGCAACAGCTGTTGCTGTAGTTGGTAATAATGGAACTTCTGGTGCGCAAACAATTATCGGTATTAATGTAACAAATAAAGGATCTGGATATACATCTACACCAAGTATTTCAATTACGGGTGGTGGAGGTTCTTCTGCAACTGCAACAGCTACTCTTAATACTTCAGCAGTATTTAATTCTGGTGAAAGATTAGTATCAACAGATCAAGCAGTTGCTTGTCTAGCTGCATCTTCTTCTGCAACAGGTAAGGGTTCAGCAGTTTCTAATGATGCAGGTTACTATTATTTTAATGGTAACTTTATACGAGCAGGTGCCTCAACAGTTATTTTAGATAACTATACAAATACACCAACATATAAAATTGGTTTTCAAGTCGAAGCAGTTACAGTTGCTTCTGGGGATGATACTACACTTTTAGATAATGCACAGGGAGCATACAACTATGCAGCTCCAGGTGCTGACAGATTAAAATATACTCTTACTCTTATTAAGAAAACTACAACGTCTACAGATGATATAGATTTTATAGAGATGATTCGTTTGGTAAATGGTGTTCGACATGTTGATGTTGAATATCCAATCTACTCTGTATTGGAAGAAACATTTGCTCGAAGAACATATGATGAGTCAGGTGATTATACTGTAAGACATTTTCCATTACAATTAAAACCACATACAGGTAATCCAGTTGATGCAACAAAATTTACTGCACGATTAGACCCAGGTAAAGCATATGTTCATGGCCATGAATTTAGAACTTTAATTTCAAGTGATGTTGCAGTAGATCGTGCAAGAGATTATGTTAGTGTAAATAACTTTGATCGTTTACTACAATATGGCAATTATACTAAAATTGATAACTTGTCAGGAATGTATGATTTTACTACAGGCACGGCAGTTGATATTCATAATGCAGCTCCTGTTTTAACAACTCCAGTTACATACGCAAATACTAAAATTGGTACAGCAAGAGTTCGTACTATAACACCAATTGATAGACCTACGTTAGGCACACCATCTACTTGGAGATATCAAATATTTTTATATGATATTCAGATGACAGCTGGTAATGCATTTGTTGATGCAGAAAGATTTACTATCCCTGTTGATGCAAATACAACTCCAGTAGTTGTAACCACAGAATCCAGAGTAGCTGATATAGGTAAAATTGGTGGTGTTGTGAATGGTGATGCAAAATTATTTGAAACAGATTTCAATTCAATGGTATTTAAATTACCACAGAATACGATTAAAACAATTCGTGATGATTCGGGTAACATTGATACAAGTTATACTAAACAAAAACATTATGGTACTGTTACTATTAGTGCTGGTACTTGTACATTAACATCAAGTGGTGCTAATGAAACATTCTATGGAACTGGTGTACTTAGTTCAACGGTAAAAGATACTTATTATCATGCACAGGATTCGGGTGGTGTGAATGTAAATCTTAGTGCAACAACTCCTGCAGCTGCAACTGTTACAGTAGCTGCTAATGGACAGTCAGTAACTATATTTACTGGTGACGTATCATTAAATACGACATTTAATTTTTGGGTAACTATGAATGTTGATACGAAACAAGAAAGAATTAAGACACTTGTTTTGAATAAAACATTACCAGTTACATCACCAAACAATACAGCATTAGGATACACTTCTCTTAACTTGGCTGACGCAAGTTTAATTAAATCTGTTTATGATTCTGGCAATGCTGGTACAGATGCAGTAGCACCGACACTAACAGTATCAGGTGCAACTGGAACTTTTATTGCTGGTGAAACAATTACGGGTGGAACATCTGGTGCAATAGGAACTGTTATTGCACATAATCCATTAACAACAATTACGTTTGTTGTTACTTCAGGAACATTTGCAGGAACAGAAACTATTACTGGAAGTGCTAACTCATATACTGCAACCATGGCTAGTCTTGCAACTGGTGATACAGATATTAAATCTAGTTACACTTTGGATACTGGACAACGAGATAATTTTTACGATCATGGTAGAATCCAATTAACAGGAACTGCACCTACTGGTAGAATTTTAGTAATTTTTGATTATTTTACACATAGTGGTTCTGGTTATCTTTCTGCTGATTCATATACAGCAGCAACTGGTTATGATGATATTCCAACATTTACAAGTCCGACAACTGGTAATATAGTTGAACTTAGAGATTGTATTGACTTTAGACCACGGCGAGCAGATGGAGCCACGACATTAACAGGTGCAGAACATCCATATCCAAATCTTAATTGGCAGGCAGATTATAGTTATTACCAACCAAGAATAGATATGGTTTATCTAAGTAAAGATAAACAGTTTGGTGTACACAAAGGTGTATCATCTGATAATCCAGTACCTCCATATAAATTAGATAACACAATGAGTTTGTGGGAACTTAGAATTCCTGCATACACATTTAAACCAGCCGATGTTATTGCAAAGTATATTGAGAATAAACGATATACAATGAAAGACATTGGTAAGTTAGAAAAACGACTTAATCATGTAGAATATTATACGGCTCTTACATTACTTGAAAAAGATGCAGAGGCATTGGTTATTAAAGATGCATCTGGATTAGACAGATTCAAGAATGGGATATTAGTTGATGACTTTGCCGGACATAGTATAGGCGATGTTCGTAGTGCAGATTATAAGTGTGCTATTGATTATCAAAGCCGTGAATTAAGACCTTCGTTTCTTTCTAACATGGCAGACCTCACATATATATCTGGTTCATCTACGGGTGTTCAGAAAACTGGTGACTTAATTACATTACCATATACAACGACATCTCTTGTTAGTCAAACACAAGCAACATCATTTACAAGTGTTAATCCATTTGATGTACAACATTGGATGGGTGTACTTTCACTCAGTCCAGATAGTGATATGTGGGTATCAAAAAATAATAGACCAGATGTTATTGTTAATGCAACTGGTGAAAATGATGCATGGGAAATGTTGGCTGGACTTGGATGGGGAAGTCAATGGAATGATTGGCAAGACATTGGTACTGGAAGAAATGAAAGAGTAGTTGATAGAGGTGAGGCAGGATGGCAGGGTCGAGCATTAGTACAACGACAAACATTTGCTGTAGATCAACTTCAATCACGAACAGGTATACGAACAGAGATTGTTGGTTCTGATACAGTTAATCAAACTCTCGGAGAACGAGTGGTTGATCTTTCTGTATTACCATACATAAGAGAACAAACGATTACTGTTACAGCAACAGGATTAAAACCAAACACAAGAGTTTATCCTTTCTTTGATAAAACATCAATAGCTTCATATTGTACTCCTAGTGGTGGAAGTGCTGGTGATGCAATCTATAGTGATGATAATGGTTCAGTTAGTGGATTGGTATTTAATTTACCTTGTCCAGATTTAGCACAAGAACAAGAACCTCCTTTATTAATATTCAGAACTGGTGAACGACAATTTCTTTTAACAGATGATTCTAATGGTTCATTAACAACGGCTAGTACATTTGCTGAAAGAGCTTTTCATGCACAGGGATTGTTAGCAACAAATGAAGAATTAATTCTTTCATCAAGAATCCCAAGACTTCATGTAGGACAAATGGGAAGTGCTGATGAGGCAATAGTAACAACAAGAAGGTTTGATAGAAATGTTGTTATTGGATGGGCCGCACCTCCGGGTGGTGGTGATCCTCTTGCACAAACATTCTTTGTTGATCCTAGTTTATATCCAAATGGTGTATATTGTTCTGACTTAGATTTATATTTTAAATCTAAAGATGATGGTGGTGTTCCAGTTAATGTTTCTATTCGTGCGACTGAAGCAGGCTTTCCAACATTAATGGTAGCACCATTTTCTGATGTAAGTAAATTGCCATCTGAAGTTACGACAAGTGAAGATGGTTCAGTAGCAACTAAGTTTACATTCCCTTCTCCTGTTTTCTTAGCACCGGGAGAATATGCAGTTGTTATAATGTCTAATAGTAGTAAGTGGGAATCTTACATGGCAGAATTAGGACAGAACGTAATTGGTTCTACACGAAAAGTTTCTAAACAACCCGCAACTGGTGTATTGTTTAAATCACAGAATGCAAGTACATGGCAACAGAATCAAAATCAAGATTTGACTTTTGTTTTAAATCGTTGTTCATATACAATAGCAGGAACACATGAAGCTGTATTTAATAATTCAAATTCAGTAAATATGAATATGGATGTTATGCAAATGACACCACAAGAATTGAAAATTGATAATACAGCAGTGACTTGGGCAGTCAAGACATCTCCCAAATCTACTGGTATTTTAGGTTCTTCTTTTGTAAATACAATTCCAAATAAAAACCATGAGTTTGTTAATCAACAAGTAATTACTACAACAGCAGGAAGTTTTGTTGCTAAGGCTACTCTATCATCCACGAATGACCAAATCAGTCCTATTATTGATACGGGTCGAATGGGTGCGATTGCAATTGAAAATATAGTTAATAATGATATAACAAATGAAACCGAACAACCGTCTGGTGGAAACGCAACAGCAAAATATATTTCAAGACGAGTAAGTTTGACAGATGGTTTTGACGCATCTGATTTATCAATATTCTTAACAATGAATAAACCAGCTGGAACAAATGTTTATGTTTATTACAAAGTATTATCACAGTTTGATCCAGAATTATTTGATGATAGACCATGGGAAGTAATGTCACAGACAACTAATGTAAATAATGTTGCATTGACAGATAATGAATTTACTGAGTTTCAATTTGACCCAGCAGGTGGTAATGTTAACTATACTGCTTCGGGTGCAACATATACAACATTTAAAACTTTTGCAATTAAGATTGTAATGACAAGTACAAATACAACTAAGGTTCCGAGAATACAAGATTACCGAGCAATCGCGATGGCATGAATGAACATAAATTTGTTAGAGATACTTTATCTAAAGCTGTTTTAAATACTGATATTAATTCTTTAGAACAATATAAGATGGCAAGAGATAAACGAGTACAAGAACAAAACACTTTACAAAATTGTGTAACTGATATAAATACTTTGAAAGATGATATACAAGAAATAAAAAATCTTTTACTAAAGATGAGCGAGAAATAATATGGCAAAGAGAGTCCAAAGAAGAAGAGGTACAACATCAGAGCATGCTACCTTTACAGGGTATGATGGTGAAACAACTGTTGATACTAGTAAAGATACAGTAGTAGTTCATGATGGATCAGTTGCAGGTGGATATCCATTAGCAAGAGAGGATATGAGTAATGTCATAAATCAAGTTGGTGTTACTCAATTAAATCTTGTAGATGGTACAGCAGAACAGGTAATAAAAACTGATGGTTCTGGTACAATTAGTTTTGGTACGATTGATGTAGCTGGTGCCACGATGGGAGCTCTTGGTGGTGACATTGAAGGTACTGTTGCAAATGCTCTTATTAAAGATAATAAAGTTGGAATTACTGAATTGAATGTTTCAGATGGTACTGTTGGTCAGGCACTTATTACTGATGGTTCTGGTACTCTTTCGTTTGGTGATGTTCTTACAGACCCTGCTTTAGGTGGACATCTTTCTGGTACAACATCTGCAGCTGTAATTAATCAGGATACGATAACATCTGGAATGCTGACAACAGCATTAAAGAATTTTACAATAGATGAATTTACAGGTGTATCTGCACAAACCACATTTACTCTTTCTGCTTCTGTTGGTTCTACTAACGCATTACTAGTTTATATTGATGGTATTGTTCAACCAACAACTGCATACGCATTACCGACAGCAACATCTATTCAGTTTATTACAGCACCTCCTCTAAGTTCAATTATCCGTTGTTTACATCTTGGTTTTCAATCTACGGTTGGTGTACCTTCAGATGGAACAGTTACGACTGCGAAAATAGCAGCGAACGCAGTTACTTCAGCAAAAATTTTAGATGGTGTAATTACAACAGTTAAGTTAGCTGATGATGCTGTAACAGAAGCCAAGATATTTGCACAAACAATTACAAATGCATCAATTTCTCCGGGAACTATTCGTTCACAAGAAATTGCAAATGGTTCAATCGTTGGAACTGATATAGCAGATGATTCTATTGATGGAACTAAGATTGCTGGAAATCCAACTTCGTTTGGTGCTGCTTTTGGATGGAATTATGATATATCTTTTATTGCTGGTTATTCTTCTGCTACTGTTGCACAAGCAGTGGTAGTTCAAACATATGGTGAAATGGTTATGGCACGAACTGGAATATTTGAAGGTGAAGTTGGATATCTTGATACTGTATGTACTGGTCAAGCTCTTATATGTGATGTTTTAAAAAATGGAACATCAATTTATTCTACTAAACCACAATTTGCAATTAGTACTAATGCGATGACTGCTGGTGTATTATCAACAACTGCTTTTGTTTCTGGTGATAGGATAACTTTTAAAGTTACACAAATTGGTTCTGGAGTTGCTGGATCAGGTGTAAGATTTATGTTAAAATGTAAGGCATAAAATATGGCATTTATTAATCAGGGCAGACATCTTAGTGTAGTCGGTTTAACTGCAGCTGCATTAATGGATTTACAGATTAAAATTCAAGGTAATATTCCCGGTCCGGGTGGAACAAATCCAGAACAGATTCCTTATCATGGAACTCCTGGGACATCACAAGTGATAGAAAGAACTCTTACTGCTTTACCAGATTTTCAATTAGGTGAAACAGTTACAGGAAGTGTAAATGGATATACAGCAGTTTACGAAGGTGTTACTTTAATAGGAACAACAGAGTTAGCAACTTGTGTAGGTGGAGGTGCAGGAGGTCCGGGTGAAGAAGCTGGTTATGGTGGTGGTTCAGGTGGAGGAGGAGCTTCAAACAATTGGGGTCCTTCTGGTGGAGGTGGATCAACTACAGGCCAAGGAAATAATGGTGGTAATGGTGGAGATAGAAATGCTCATTCAGGTGCAGGCGGTGGCGGTGGAGGAGCAGGTGCTGCCGGTGGCGGTGGAGGTGGTACTACTGGTGGAGCAGGCGGTGCTGGTTTAGCTAATTTTTATAGAGATGGAAATACTGCTGGAACTACTGTAGGGATGCATATATTTGCAGGCGGTGGTGGAAGTGCAGGAGGTAATGTAACTCCAAGTTATGCTGCAGGTGGATCAGGTGGAGGTGGTAGTGGAACTACTGCTGTTGGTGCTGTAAATACTGGAAGTGGAGGTGGCGCAGCTGGATCCGTACCGGGTAATGGAGGTTCTGGTATTGTAGTTGTGAGATATGATACAAGTCAATCAGGATTTAGTATTGCAGGTGGTACTACAAATACTTATACAGTTAGTTCGGTAAATTATAAATCACATACTTTTTTATCTTCCGGTGCAATTGTTGTAACTGGAACTGGTAATATTGATACTATGATTATATCTGGTGGTGGAGGTTCTGGTGGTCATGGTAATAGTAATAGTGAAGGTGGATGGTTTAGAGGTGGTGGAGGTGCTGGTGGTATGCACGTTGCTACTGGTACACAGATTGTATCTGGGACTTATGCAATTGCAGTAGGTGCTGGTGGTATTGGTTCAAGTACTAATGATGCAAGAACAGGAAATTTAAGTTGGATTACACCTCGGCGAACAATAAGTCTATCAGAACCAACAGGAGCTTTTGTTACTGGTGAAACACTTACTGGTGGAACCTCTGGTGCAACAGGAGATGTTATTATATACACCCCTTAAATTATAAGTATTATGAATTTTACATTATGTACAGATGATAAAGCTTTTCCATATATGATTGTTGATGATTTTTATTCAACCGAAGAACAAGATTTAATTTGGGAAGAACTTGAATGGTATAGACAAGACAATCTTTATACAGATGGAAAGTTCCCAGGTAGTTATGGTGTTAGTCCAGTAGCCAATTTAAATAGAATTTATCTGGAAGGAATATATCCAGACAATAGAGAAGATTCAAATATATTAACAGTATATAAAAAAATATTATCACAAGAAGTTTTAGAAAATTATAGACAGACGACACCAGCTGCAAGACAATTTGAAAATACTAACTATGATTGTTCGATAGTTAATTATTATGAAGATTCAAATAGTTATGGAGAACATTTTGATTCGTTTATGCATACAGTTTTGATATGGTTTTATAAAGAACCAAAAAGATTTGAAGATGGAAATTTAAGATTTCCAGAATCAAATGAAACAGTTGAGTGTATACATAATAGAATGATAATGTTTCCAAGCTATTATTTACATGAAGTAGATAAAGTAAAAATAGAAAATAAATACAGAGATCAAGGATTGGGTAGATATTGTATGACACATTTTTATAGTAAGGTATAGAATATGGCACATTATGCACTTATAGATAAGAATAATATAGTTACAAGAGTTCTTGTTATGGATGAAGAAGTTGTCAATTCTGGTGAGTTTGGCAATTCTCTTAATTGGATTAAGACTTCATATAATACATATGGGGGTCAACATAGTTTAGGTGGAACACCATTGAGAAAAAATTATGCTGGTGTCGGTATGACTTATGATAAAACAAGAGATGCATTTATTCCTCAACAACCTTATCCATCATGGATATTGGATGAGGATACTTGTCTATGGGATGCACCAGTTGCTTATCCAACAGGCCATGATGCGGCAGATACTTATGAATGGGATGAAGATAATATAACTTGGAAACTAAGCGTTAAAGGATAAAATAAATGACTATTAAAACACATGGTAGAATGGTTACCGACAACACAGTTGGTATTCCACAATTGGCTGTAACTGACGGAACTTCAGGCCAGGCAATAGTTACAGACGGATCTGGTACAATGACTTTTGCAACAGTTGGTGCAGGTGGTGCTGTAGGTTCTTCCACATATATAGAAAATCTTTTTACAGGTGATGGTACTACAACTACGTTTACATTAAGTACTGGTGCGCCTTATGAAGAATCAATATTAACTTTTATTGATGGTGTTGCTCAACCAACCACATCATTTACTTTACCATCAACAACATCAATTACATTTAGTCCCGCACCTGGCAATGGTGCAGCTATAAGAGTAGTACATTTAGGTATTGCAAGTTCTGTTGCAGATAATAGTATTACGGGTGCTAAACTATCTATGGGTGGTGATGTGGCTGGTGATATTCTTTATTATAATGGAACAGATTATCAGAAATTAGGTATTGGAACAGCGTTACAAGTTCTCGCGACTAATTCTGCTGCTAATGCACCTAATTGGGTTAATGCAGCTACAGCTGCTTTACCAGCTGTCGGTGCAGACGGAAATGTATTAACATCTGATGGAACGAATTGGGCAAGCGAAACTCCTCTCGGTGGAGTTGGTGGTGAGTTGGTATCAACTCAAAGTTTTTCTGCTAGCGGAACTTGGACAAGACCTTCTGGTGTGAAAAGAATTGAAGTTCATTTAATTGGGCCTGGTGGAAGTACTGAAGCTGTTGCGGGTTCGAGTCCCGCTGCCACGGGTGGAGCAGGTGGAGGTGGTTATTGTTTAGGTATTTATGATGTTACTGATCTTGCTTCTGCAACAGTTACAATAGGGACTGCTTGGATTATACCAAACTTTCCCTCCACGGCGAGTACATTTGTTGGAAGTGGTATTACTACTTTGACTGCTAATTCTGGTGCAGTGGTTCAGAACCTTCCTACTGGTGGAGCAGGCGGTACAGCAACTGGTGGTTCATTTAATCTTTCTGGTAGTGCAGGCGACAGCTCCGGATCCGGTGGTGGAGCTGAAGGAGATGGTGGTCGTGCTGCCGGACCTTTTGGTGGTAATTATGGGCGAGGGGCTGAGGCTGTAAGTGCTGGAAACAGTAGGACTGGCTCTAATGGATATTGTCTTATCAAAGAATACTCAGATGTAAGTGCCTCCCTAGTTGGAGAGAAATTAGTATCACATCAATTATTTACAACTGCTGGTGCTGGTACTTGGACAAAGCCTGCTGGCGTTACAAAAATTAGAGTTTTTGTTGTTGGTGGTGGTGGTCATGCTTTCAATGGTCATAGCGGCTGTAGTACTGGAGGTGGAGGTGGAGGAGGTACTGGTATATCAGTAGTTGATGTTACTGGTCTGACTACAGTTGCATATACAATAGCGACTACAGCTAATCCTACAACTTTTAGTTTAGCAACTCCAATAGTAGGTCTTGGTGGAGGTCCCGCAAATGTAACAAGCAATAACCAGGATAACGGTCCGGGTGGTCTTGGTGGTCTTGCAACTGGTGCTGATATAATTTTTCCGGGAGAAGATGGTGGTTTAGGAAGTGATTCAGCCGGTGTTGGTGCTGGTGGTCCTGGTGGTCTTTCATATATTGCAGCATATGGTAGAGGAGCACGAGGTATTGCAACTGGCGATGCTATGGTCGGGAATACTGGTGGTTGTATTTTTATTGAAGAATACTCAGATCCTTCAGTAGTAGGGGGTCTTTTTGGTACTGTAACGGAAGATATTATTGTTTCATCAGATCAGACAACAACTCTTAATGGTACTTGGACAAAACCTTCAGGTGTTAAACAAATTGAAGTTTTTCTTACTGGTGGTGGAGGAGCAGGTAGAGGTGGTTCTGGTGCAGAAGGATCAGGTTCAGGTGGTAATGGTGGTTCTGGTGGATTTAGTAGGAGAATATTTGATGTTAAAAATATTTCTTCAATAAATTATCAAGTTGGTAGAGGTGGAACTTCTGCGAATAATGCTGCAGGATCATGTTTTGGCCAAAATGGAACACTTCAATTTACTGCTTTGACTGTAACAGTTACGAATGGTGCTATTACAGCAATAACTGGTGATGCTGGTAGTGGATTAACTATAGCTCCAATTATTACTATAGAACCAAATTGGAGTTCAGCAACAGGTGCTGGTGGTACAGGTGCAACAGCTACTGCAACTATTTCAGGTGGTGCAGTTACAGGTATAACAGTTACGAATGGTGGTAGTGGATATATACAAGGGCAAGTAAGTGCCTATTATGGTATTGGTGGAACTAGAGGTGGTATCGGAACTGAAGGTGGTGGTGATGTATCTATTCCACAAGCAACAACACATGGAAGTGCTGGTGCCGCTGGTTCAGGCTTTGGAATGAAATCTGCACACGGCTTTGTAAACTCAGGCATTTCAGGTAAAGGAGATGGTGGTGCTGGGACAACAGCTAATGGTTGGGGTAGTGCTGGTGGTGCTGGTGGAATATATATTAGAGAATATAGATAAGGATAAATAATGGCATTACAAAAAGTCCCAGGTAGAGCAATACAATTAGATTCACAAGTAAGTTCTGATATTATGTATCATAACGGAACTGATTGGGTGCGACTTGCAAAAGGAGAAGCAGGACAAGTATTAGTTGTTAATGATGCTGGAACATTTCCACAATGGGGTACATCCGATTGGGTTTATCGTGGTAGTACTAGAGGATTTTCTATAGGTGGTGCTAATCACCATGACCAGCCTGGTGGTGGTGGAACAGGTGTCTGGTATTATTTCTCAGATATATATTCACATGAATTTGCTACAGATGGAAATGCAGTTGATACAACTGGTGATTTGGTTGCAGCGAATCATGGATGTTCTGGTTTTTCAAGTGAAACACATTCGTTTGTAGCTGGTGGGGCTCAATCACAGAATGTGATTCAAAGTTTTCAAAATACAAATCCTGGTGGTAACGCAACTGACCTTGCTGATTTGACAACTAATCACCCTCGTATAACTCCAGTTTCAAGTTTAACACATGGTTATGGTGTGAGTGGTGCCGGTGCTAATATAGAAAAATTTGCATTTGCTAATACAGCAAACGCAACTTTGGTTGGTAATTTATCAAACAGTCATACTGGAACACATGGTGGTGGAGCAACTGATTCAACTAATGATTATGGTTATGCAGCAGGAGGGTTTCCAAATACAAATGTAATTGATAGATTTTCTTTTGTAAATGAAACAACAACTGATGATGTTGGAGATTTAGTACTTACATCAGGTCAAGCTTCTGGTTGTTCATCAGAAACACATGGTTATTTTATAGGACCTGGTAATCCATCAAGAGTACAAAGATATGCATTTGCATCATCTGGTAATGCAACACAGGTTGCCACACTTAGTTCTAATGGAACCGCTAGAGGAAATGGAATATCATCTCAGACACATGGATATTTAGTAGGGGGTGAAGTTCATTTTACACAAATAGATAAATTTTCTTTTGCTAATGAAACAACATGGAATGATGTAGGAGATTTAGGAACAGGACAAACGACTAATAGAAGTCATCATGGATCATCACATTTTTAAACAGTATAAGGATAGATAATGGCTACACAAAAAATACCGGGAAGAGCAATTAAGTTAGGAAATGATGCCGCTGGTGATATTGCATACTTTGATGGTGCTGCTTGGCAACGATTACCAATAGGTGAAGCTGGCCAACGATTGACTATGAATGAAGGTGGAACATTACCTACATGGGATGATACTCCAATATTTCAAGGAAGAATTTCTGGATATTGTGTAGGTGGAGAAACATCAGGAACAACTCCCGTTAATATAATAGATAAGTTTAGTTATACGAGTAGCGTAAATGCTACTGATGTCGGAGATTTAACCGCTCCGGGAATGCAAGCTGGATGTTGTGGTTCAAATACTAATGGTTATTGTATGCGTAATAATGTGGGACCTCCTCGTGGAACAAGCACTTTTGTTGAGAAGTGGAGTTTTAGTTCAGATGGAAATGCAGCTAATGTTGGAACTTTACCTAATAACCATTGGGATGGCCCAAGTGGTCACGCATCAGAAACACATGGTTATGGTGCGGGTGCTTATGATTTGTATGGTGATGGTAACGCAATTTCAAAGTTCTTATTTGCAAACGAATCAACCACTACAGATGTAGGTAATCTTACAGTAGCGGCTCATGGTGCTGGTCATGCAGGATGTTCATCTTGGGATTATGGTGGATTTGTTTTTGGTGGTTTTCAAGGTGGACCTGGCGATCCAAATACAAATGTAATAGATAAATTTTTATTTGCTTCAGATGGTAATGCCTCAGACCATGCAGACTTAACATTTCCGATGCGTGACATGAATGGTCAATCAGGATTAACCCATGCATATGCAGCGTTTGGATATCGTGGTGCGAGTGGGCCGTATGTTGCTGATATTCAAAAATTTCCATATGCATCTCAAACAAATTCTGTTGATGTAGGTGATATTTCATTTCAACGAGGACTTTCATCTGGTACATCATCAACTACACATGGATATTCAGCAGGAGGGATTGATACAGCTCCAGCAAAAGTAACTAGAATATCAAAGAATAGTCATGTGTCAGATGGAAATGAAGTTGATGTAGCAGATTTAACAGTAGCAAGAAGTCATTTTTCTGGAACGGGAACACAAATATAATGGCTATACAAAAAATATCAGGTGTCACAATAGAGTTGACTAGTCAAGCATCAGGTGATGTTGCATACTTTGATGGAACTGATTGGGTGCGACTTGCAAAAGGAGAACCTGGAGAAGTTCTTACTATGAATGAATCTGTTACTGCACCTGAATGGGGTCAACCACTTTGGACATTCCCGGGAACAGTCAAAGGATATTGTGCTGCTGGTAATACTGCTCCAGCTGGTGGAACTAATATTACGGCGATTGATAGATGGAGTTTTACAACAGATGCAAATTCTACTAATGTTGGAGATGTAATAGTTGGTAGATCACATCAATCCGGTCAATCATCAAGTACACATGGATATATTTCTGGTAGTGGACATATTGCACAACCAATTAATAATACAATTGATAGATGGAGTTTTGCAACAGAAGGAAATGCTGTAGATCATGGTGACTTAGCAATTGCGTCAGGACAAGGTACTAGCCATTCATCTGAAACTCATGGTTATCATGTTGGGGGTAATAATGGCCCACAAGGTGGGAGCCATACATATATTAATAGTATACAAAAGTTTCCATTTGCATCTACTGGTAGTACAAATAATGCAACAGATGTTGCAGACTTAACAGTAACAAGGTCTGTAACATCAGGAGCAACATCTTCAACACATGGTTATTCTGCTGGTGGAGAAGCTGGAGCTCCATGGCTTAATACAATAGATAAGTTTACATTGGCTTCAGATAATAATGCTACTGATGTGGGTGATGTTGGTGAGGCTGCTGAAAGTCATTCCGGTACATCATCTTTAACACATGGATATATAGCGGGCGGTGTTTTTAATCAAAATGGTGGTAGCATTCGTAAATATTCTTTTGCAACTGATGGAGATTCGACTAATACTGCAAATTTAACAGCAGATCGTCATGGACATACAGGATGTTCATCAGAAACTTTTGGTTATAGTGCAGCTGGTTATAATGCAGGAGGAGGGGGTGCTATAAATATAATAGAAAAATATAGTGTGACTACAGATTCAGATGCGACTGATGTTGGAGATTTAGCAGGTGGAGTAAGATGGTTTCCTAGTCCAGTAGGTTCACAGGTTTAATGTATAAATACTAGAAAAATTGGAGAAAGAAAATGGCCGTAATAGTTAATTTAACAGATACTTTTGATGAGTGGAGATTAAAGACAAATGACCTTGGCATAGCAGTAATGGGCCAAGGTTCTTTAAATGATTTGTCTACTACTAATAAATCAACTCTTGTTGCCGCCATCAATGAAATTTATACTAATGATAGTGATGATATGGAAAATGTGGTAGATGATACCACACCGCAGTTAGGAGGAAATCTTGATCTGAACGGCAATACTATTACTGGAACTGGTCATATTGGTATTACTGGTACATTGACAGCTACAAATATTGCAGGAACTGTTACAGCTGTAACTCAAGCTGCTAGTAATAATTCTACATTAATTGCAACGACAGCATATGTTGATGCACAAGTCGCTACTGAGGACACTCTGGCAGAGATGAACGATACTACTATGTCGGGTTTGGCAAATCTTGACATTCTTCAATATGATAATGGAACTAGTTCATGGAAAAATCAAACAATGTCAGCTGCAGGGATTCCAACATCAGGATTTGCTGTTGCCATGGCAATCGCACTTGGATAGTATATAAGTATTATAAATATATAAAACAATGAAGAGGAACAAATAATGGCAAATGATTTTAAAAACGCAATAGCACAAAATGTAAGTAATGCTGCTGGAGGTACTACTATCTACACAGTTCCAGCAACAAAGACTTCTATTCTTTTGGAATTGGATGTTGCCAACACGACACAGAATGTTGTTGAGGCCTCTGTTGAAATATTAGATTCAAGTGTATCTGCATCTGCATGGAGATACTTAGTTAAAAACGCACCGGTCCCTTCTGGTGGTTCTTTGATGGTTATAGCAGGACAGAAAATTGTATTGGAAGCAGGAGATGCTGTAAGAGTAACTGCAAGCGCTGCGAGTGTTTTAGATGTAGTTGCAGCCATATTAGAGGATGTAAATAGCTAATGGCAATCACACGAATAAAATCAAGTAATATAGAAGATGGTACGGTTGCTAATGTTGACATCGCAGATTTAGATTCAACAAAACTTACTGGTA